GTAGAATCTGGAAGGCAAGCAACAAAAGAATACTTGGAAAATTACCACAAGTTTATAATAAACAAATAGAGCCACCGATCCGGCTACATCCATACACATAAATTCTAAGGATACGCCCCCAGATCCCTCCATCCTGCAGGGTAACCCGTCGGACTCCAAACATTCGCATTAATCAACGACTCCCACAAATGCCCCTCAAAAATTACCTTATCCCCAATATTGTAAGCATCGTGAGCTCCAGCAGGCTGCACCCATTCACTATATTCCGGCTCAGTCACTGGATCACTAATAATTTTCCAGCCTGTCACACCAGGTTCCCATACATTCGCGGCGATCGTACTTTGCCACACATCACCATTATGTAAAACCTTCGCGCCCATCGGATACGCATCATGTGAGCCCAATGGCTGAACCCATTCCCAGGGATCATCATCCGGTTCATAATAGCGTTTATACAGCGCCTTCGCCGTCACCGGATCCCAATCTGCCTGTGTGGTGTGCGCTTGAATCACCTGGTACAGATTCCGGTCCACCGGATAACGATATACCTCTCCCGCCACAACCACAATATTCGCGACCCAATCCGGATATGCTTTTTATTACCACCAACGAAGAAACAATCTCTTTCGGGTTGGTTGTCACCGTCGCTAGTTTAGCAATATCTCTGTGAAATGACTCTTCGATCTTTGCCTGCACCGCAGGGATCTCCTCTGCAGGCACTTCGGGGATAGACCGTAAAACCTCCACCTTCTCGTAATCCGCCAGCAGACTCTCTGCAGCTTCCACGATTGGCTGCTCAGACAAAATCGACACTATTGATCACAACCCCATACACCAGCTCGCCATCCACCTCAACTGGTTGCGACTGGGTAACAAACTCGACCAGCTGGCCGAACTCGGGTATTTCTTGATACTTTGGCATGATTTCTTATCACTCCTCTCGCCTGCGTCAGGCTTACTATTCCTCTTACATATTTTCTGTAGAACTTAAAACTATCCGAGCGCTTGATCCATCCCCAATAAGACACGATCGCGCACGCATCCAGGTAGCTCATGCTTTTCTTTTTCGCGATCTTTGCCATACGTCTGCGGATTCGCAATGAGTTTGCTTTTCGAAGCGTGGTCCTGTTTCGATAAAACTTCAATCCGAGAAAATCAATGAAGCGTTTTGAAACCAGAAAAACCTGCCAGTTTTTCTTTAATCGCAGATTTTTATGATTCAAAAACTGTTCAATCTCTTTTCTTACCTGATGAAGTCTTCTTTTATTACCACCCAAAATAACCAGGTCATCCACATATCGAATGTAATTCTTTACTCCTAACTTTTCTTTAATAAAATGATCCAGATCCTGCAGGAAGAAATTGGAAAACCATTGGCTGGTATAGTTTCCGATCGGGAGCCCTGAATCTGTACTTTCAATAATCGTATTCACCAGCCATAAACAGTCCCTGTCTTTAATAATCTTCCTAAACATCTTTTTCAACAAATCCTGATCAATGGATGGATAGAATTTTTCAATATCCATTTTCAGGCAATATTTAGTGCCCTTGTAATCGGTATCCAGTGCTTTCCTTAAAACCTTCTGGCCGTACGTCGTTCCTCTTCCGGGAACGCTGCCGCAGGTATAGGCATACATACCACGCATCATCACCGGTTCCAGTACAAGCATCAATGCCCAGTGGATGATCTGATCCGGATAAAATCTCGGTTTGTAAATCACACGTTCTTTTTTGTGCGCCCCATCATAGATTTTTTTCACGCTGTACGGCGACGGAACATACGTTTTTTCAACCAGCATTTTTTGTATTTCATGCGAAAAATATTCTATGTTATCCAGGACCTCTTTCACGTGTTTGCGATCACGTTTTCCTAACGAGGCTTTCAACATGGCTGTTTTAATTGTTTGAATGTCGACAATTTTTGGGTAAAGGTATCCATAACGTTTCATAGTTTTCTCATTAGCCTCAAGGTTTTTCAATAATGACTTACTAGAGCCTGCTCTTTGCGGCCTGATTTTTGCCAAGTGGCATGGAAGATAGAGTGCAGATTTTACAGAAATTCTACTAATGAAAAGGCGACCACCGATATTCACGTTCGTGTTCGCGGAAGAATTATTCAGATTCCAATTCCACAAACCGGCATTCCCACTGTTATTCCAGTTCCCGCCGACGATGGCAATCGCGCACCCTAAATCCCAAAAATTTTTTATATCAACCTCTCTCTCTTTTTTTCTTTTAATCTTTTTCTTTTCTTAAAACCTAGCCCCTAAAACCTCACAACTCATTGGGGGGAAGCCCCCAAACCCCCTAAAGAGCTTTTTTGAGAAGGCGACCACCGAAATTCACGTTCGCGGTCGCGGAAGAATAATACAGAAACCAATACCACAAACCGGCATACCAACCGTCACTCCAGCTCCCGCCGACGAAGGCAATTTTCTGCCCCGAAGACTGATAATAATAATCTTTGTAGAAATTTGCGCTCACATCCACAGGCAATTCCACCATTGGGTTGGCTGGATCAAAACCCATGTATTTTACATAGTTGTTAGCATTTTTATTAACATATCCGATCTGCTCATACGGTGCTGCAAAAACATTGCTGGCATAATCATCGGCGTCTTTGCAAAACCAACCCTGGTAATCGTTGATATTGTATCCATCCACAAACTGCCAGACATTTCCATATAGGTTTTCAATGCCCCTGTAATGAAATGGATTTTTACCATTCGTATTATGCGCCAGAGATCCACTACTCGCGGAAATTCCAGAACTGAAACCAGATTTCCAGCCAACATTATAGAGATAATTTCCCGTAGATGCGTTGAACGCTGCCCCATCAACCGTGATTGTCGTGCTTCCAGCTCCTGGAGTGTCCACATCAATTTGCGTGATTTTGCGACCATAAAATATTTGATTACCACCCTGACTTGTACCAAGACCAACCGGTTGGCCAACCGCAAATTTTGCACCCGTCACATTTGACACAACAATCGTATTTGCTGCCGCCGTGTCTGCTGTCAATAATTCAGTCGCTGTGTAAATACCACTCGTCCACCCAGCCATGATCGCCTGGCTATCCAAAGTTGCAAACTCAATCGTAAACAAAACCTGCAACATATCATAAACATGGATATCCAATTGCTGATAACCATTCAGCCCACCGGTATTATTCGCCTCTGCGTAATCCCTGAAATTTACAATATTTTTATTAATCAATGGATACTGATTCGCAGCGCTCTTCAACTTTCCACCGCTTTCGCTGGCCACATACTTCCCAACATCCACATAAGCCAGCTCTGCACCCGTCGTAAAATTGATAAAACACCACGGCAAATAACTGCCAGGCATTCGCTGCTTACAAATCTGCCAGGTCTTCAACGTGGGCGAGTCCGTCTTCCGGATGTAAAACTTCGGGATCCGGATGAACACATTCCCATCCGCGTCCGTCTCCTCCGTGAACTCGCTGAAAATCTCCGCAGTGTCAAAATCATTCGTTGCCGCGCCAGCATCCACCCCGGCCTCAGCGGTAAAACCAACCGCGCCATTCGTGCGAGTCAAAGCCACATCCGCCTTCGTCCAGCTCACGCCATAAATCGCAGCGCCTTTGAAAGTCGTCATCGCCAGGTCAATCTCTTTTCCCGGCACCAACAATGTATTCATCCGTCCCATAATCTCTCCTCTTCCCCGGTCGCCTGTTCCCGGTCTCCCGTCTTTTCTTTTCCTACCAGCTACGAGCTACCAGCTATGAGCTATCCTTTAAGAATTAAACTAAAACTCTGCGCTGCCGTCTGATTCTCACTCACCACAGTTCCCACACCCACACTGCGCAACTTCACCCACCGCGCTGCAAACAACTCATCCGGCAATTTCCTTGCCTCAGCTGCGGTTGTGGATAATCCGGAGATCTTCACGGCTGTTCCGGTCTCATCTTTCAGCGTGGTGAAGACCCCGTCTTCCTTTTCGCACACATCAAAAACAATATCCGCGGCGGTCCAGTCTTCACCATCATTCTTCAAAATCCCGCCAGCCATCTCGCGCAAATCAATCGCAGCACTCAACGCTGCCCCGGCTGCAATCGCCGCTTTTCTCACACCACTTTGTCTCGTCAACATAATAATCCTCCTGAAAATTTTCTAAGCTATCAGTCCCAGGGACTGCAGTTTACTTTCCAATTCATCCATCCGTGTTTGCAAATTCGCGATAGCACTCAAAACACTCAATCCCTCATCCAGCGTAACAAACCCGAACCCACTCACATCCACCAGATCCTGAATCGCATAATCCGGAGTGCCAGGTGCGCTGTGGGTGATTGTTGTTTCCTGCGCGGTCAGAGCAGTCGGCTGCACCACTGGAGTGGCATTGAAAAACGCCAGCTTCTGGGTGGTCGCGGTACCAATCTTCGTACCCGTTGTCGTTCCCAAAATAATATTTACATCACTCAATTCCTGATTGGCTGTAAAAACGTTCGCCACAGCCAATAATGCTGCGGTCCCGGTCGCTGGAACTGTTAATGTAAAGCCACCGGTTGCAACCGTTCCACCACCAGTCAAAGTTCCAACCAGCGAATAACCAGCTGGGAACTTCCCGGCAATCCATCTGGTATTGGCGTTGTCGTACACCAAAAAAGCGATCTCATAATTAGTATCCAGGGTGATATCCTTCGCACCCACACAGTAAATATTCCCGGTCGCATGCTTGATAACCACATTCCGGCCATCATTCACACTCTGCAAAAACAAAATCAACCCGGCCGCTCCGGTATTGATCGTATCCAGATCATCACTCGCTGCGCTGGATTGTGTGTCCACCTTGTGATAATTCCCGGTGATCGTAATCACTCCGGAAGAAATCGTAAGTGTCGATCCGGGACCACCCTTCACGTACCCGGCATTATTCATTGCATTCGCCAACCTTGTCACCAGATCCGTCGCACTTCCAGCGGGATCCGTCCCCAACTCGATTTCTATCGCTTCAACAGCGGTTTGTATATCATTTACATGTGCTGCCAAAACTTCATCAACACCATCAACTTTTGTTGTAAAACTATCTAAACTCGCAGGATACGCCATTCTCTTTTCCTCTCTTCGTAAGGGTAAAGCATTTTATATCTTCAAAATGCTTTACCCACTCAATCCTCAAACTTCACAAATATTTGAAATATAAACATCATAAATTGTCAGCTGCATTGTGCTTGTCGGGTTCAAATCCCAACCCTTTATCTCAACATTGTCCAGGTACTGCCATTTATTCCACATGGAGTTCACATCAAACTGCCAGCACCTCACTTGTTTTCCATAATTTCCAGCTCCACAGCTTTTTGTCAGCCACGCATCCCCAATCGTCCCGGCATATTCCCAGGTGCCATCCGTATAAAGCGTTCCAAATCCGATCCAGGCATTTCCACCATGATCCACATATCCCTTAATGTATGCACCAGCCTGCCCATACACCGGAAAATTCGGGAAATAACACCACAGATTATGCACATCAAAACCAATCTGCTCGAGCGGATCAGCATTCACGCCCAAACGGCCATAATAAGACCAGTTTGCAGGTGCAAATGGTGATCGATACGATGCAGGACCATACGGAGATCCAACCGGGTACGTAGCCAGATTCTGCGGAGCGCAAATCCATCCCTCTGGGCCACCACTAAAATCAAACGTATGTCCAATATTGAAATTAAATTCAGGGCTTACAATCGTCTTGACCTTTATTCCACCAATTACCGTACCAACGGCTGGGGCAAACTTTGCAGTGATCCATTCTCCGGATGTAACCACCTCAGAAGCCTGAAATAATTCAGCCCCGGTACTGTCAACCGCCCAAATTTCATAAAAACCGGTAGCTTCCGTCATATACCACTTCCCGGCAACCCAAATCGTCCTCCGAGATCGAATAGTCACCGTTGTCGGGTAAGTAGAGCTGGCCATTCTCACAACCGTGCTCACTGGAAAAATGTAATATTTTT